CAATGGTTTGTGAAAGAATAATGAGATCGAACTTGTTACTTTGAAGGTCTGTGTTTCTAATATCAGCTATGTAATCAGGCTCGTATCTGTGGTCAATGTCTAAAGTCTCGTATCTATTCTTAACTCCAAAGAACCTGTAGTTCCCGCCTGGTTTAGCATCCCCCGCAATACCAACCTCAAGGACACGTTTATCACTGAGGTTCATGAGAGTACTATACTCCTCTATTTTTCTAATTACGTCTTTCCTTGTATCACTCAACATAATTTAATTATAAAACTTTCTCAAATAGTTCTTCCCACTTATAAAGATTCTCATGGAGATTGAAGTTCTTCTTACAGTAGCTCTTAGCGTTCTGTCCCATCTTCTTTCTAAGCTTCTCATCTTTTATTAGGGTTACCAATTTGTCGTAGTAGTCATCAATATCATCAGCAATCATGATATGGTCTTTTCTCTTGGCTATTGGTAGGTCTCCATAGACAGTTTTAGAAGCAACACAAGGCGCACCAATCCAAGCATATTCAGCAATCTTTAATGGTGTTTTAGCAAACGATAGGTCCCTATCAGATAAGTAGGTGATTCCAATATCAAGCCCAAGATTAGACATCACACCACTGAAATGCTCATAGTCAACATAGGGAAGAGTACTGATAAAACTGCACTTGTGCTGTCTCCCAAAGCCAAACAAGACAAAATGAACATTAGGAAAATTCCTGTGGATCTTCTTGAAGGTTGGCAGTAAGTGTCTGACCTCGCCTGAATACATCTCTGAACCAACCCATCCAATTCTAATAACTCCATCTTCAGGGATATAACCATCTTCTTTAGCTCGGTTACATGGATCAAGGAAGTCTGTAATATAGTCCATGTTATCATTGTATTCTTCGTATCTATCTACCATGTATTGATTGCCAACTATCACATGATCAGCTCTCTTAATGTTCTCATAGAAATGATCAGGTGGAGCAATAGCATGATGCCAATCCATAATGTCATCGAATTCTAAAATATACTTCCTACCCTTAACATAACTATCTGGCTTTTTAAAGGGTTGATACCAAACAATATCTATATCCTCTTCTTCGGGTAGCTCTTCCTCCGTAATACGAATATCCCACCCTCTTTTCTGTAGATGCTCTGCTGGAACCTTAACTCTGAGCCATCCTGAGAACAACGGGTTAGCTACCGCATTAATCTTTACTTTTACTCTTTGCTCTTTTAGCATAATATTTGTTAGTACACTTAATTATATAATCTATGTCCTCTTCGGTTACATCGTCATGGCAAGGGAAAGAGATTAGTTTCTTCCAGATCTTATCAGCGACTGGGAAGGTTTGCCCTTTCTCCAATTTCTCTTTATAAAACGTCATCTTATGTAGCGGTTTATAATGTACTGAGGTCATAATACCTTTGTCTTTTAGGTAGTCTATTAATCCATCTCTATCCTTTTCATCTTCTACTGATAAAATAGCGGACTGAACTGTCGGGCTAAATAGGACATGGCACTGCATTCCAAACATATCCTTAAAATATCTAGCAACAATATGTCTTCTCCATGAGTTCTTTCTATCCACGTGTTGCATCTGAGAGAGAACTAGAGCAGCGGTCAGGTCATTCATATAGGTCTTATAGCCAAGGGTCTTAATATCATAATCATAGTTATAAGTTCCCTTACTTCTGTCATAGGTAGTTTCTTTGATGCCCATCCAAGTGAGTTCCTTAAGTCTTTCGTGAATCTTTGGATCATCATAAGTTAACATACCCCCATCACCAGCGGGACAAGTCTTAACCGCCTGGAAGGACCAACATTGAACATCACTATACTTTCCTACCTCTGTATTGAATACTGCATGGGCACAGTCCTCTATGATTAGACCCTTGAACTTCTTCCTCAACCCTTCAAGACCACTAACAGTATTGCCTGCCATGGTGACTGGGATGATAGCCTTGGTGTCCTCTCTAATTTCTAGGTTATCTAAGTCTATATTTAAATCATCCTCCCTAATATCAACAAGTCTAGCTCTAAGATTTTCCTGATAGTAAGCTACTGCCGCAGTAGAGGTGAATGTCATAGTGGGGACGATTACCTCTCCATCACGAATACCATAAGCTTTTAGGGCCATATCTAGGGCTGCCGTACCACTACTTACCGCTGTTGCGTACTTCTTCCCCACTCTCTTAGCAAACTTCTTTTCAAGTTCTTCAACCTTAGGACCCTTGCCCCACCAGGAAGAATCAATCACTTCACCTACTAACTCATGATCACTTGGTCTTGGTGTTGGTTTTAGGACTGGTATTTTCTTCATATTAGTTTCCTATTATCTAACCATTCTTTCACAAACTCTGCTTTATCGGTTTCGCAGTCTTCTTCCCACTTAGGCCAAAGCTTTTCTAACGCTTTCACTGAATAAGCCATACCATCATCCCATGAAAGTTCATCGTCACAACTACAATGATATCCATCAAATATAACCAAAGCAAAAGGATGGCCAGCTATGTATTTAGCATCATAAATTTTTAGTCCAACTCCTTCATAATCTCCTTCCCATTCTTTAGAAAGTAGAAGCTCATCGTCATCACTTGAATCTGGCATCTCGGAAACTTTTTTCATTGCTTTAACTGTTTCAAACTCTCTATCTTCAGCCTCTTCTTGTTCTTTAAAGCGTTGAGCCTGTTCTGGTGTAGGCATAACGGCACCTGTAAAACCAAAATCAATCGTCATAGATTTTATACTAGTTTTTCAAATAGGAAGTGTCTCTGCTTAACATAGGGTAGTTCTGTAACCCAGTGCTGTGACATCTGACACTTACATTTAATAGCCATACCCTCTAGCTGGTCCTTAGTTAGGATAGTAAAGTTTCTGGCTCTGTCTCTCCACTTCTTGTCTGGCTCTGAGATCATAATGTACTTATTGGTAATGGTGGCTGCCTCTACAAAAGCTACAATAGGCATAGGGCTTTGCTTGAATGTATCCTTGTAAAAGACCAAATCAAACTCACCCTCATCAAAAAAACTAAGATCATGCATGTCCATGGTGTAGGCTGTATAACCCTTCTCTCTGATATGTTTGGTCTCTTCCTTATTAACTTGGATACCAATAGCATCTATTCCCCTATTCTTAGCAACACCTAACTCTGTCCCATCTCCACACCCTACAAATAAAGCTCTATCAACATCACCTGGGAATGAATCAATCAACTCCTCAATCATAGGCTTCTGGTTGACGGAATCGACAAACTCACCCTCTGAAATGTTCTTCAATATATCCATCTTCTTCTTGAGCTTCTTACCATGGATAGACATAACCATGTCGAAACTCTCATCCTCTGTTCTTGTGTTTTTACGTTCTGTCATAATACTTCTTTTACTTTTTTAAATGAATCTTCGATTGACTCCTTTCCTGTTTCTACTTTGAGATCACACATATCTCCATATAACCGACTATGCGTTATCCAAGAGGTTTTAAAAGCTTGCAGTCTGGTTTCAAAACTATCCTTATCAGGGTATCTTTCGTAATCTCTCTTTGCAGCTCTCTCAACAGTACAATCACAATAGACAGATACCCCACCGAAATTAGACCCTGGGACATTAGTAGAAGCAATTATCACAGTATAAGGAACATCATATCTCCCGTTAGCTAAAACACTTGCGGCCTCCATAATACGATCTTGGGTAGCTCTTTTAATAGCTTCGTCATCAAGATAGATTGTTGCCTTGCCATGGTGTTCTAGATACAAATGGAGCTTATTGGCTAGGGTAGACTTGCCACTACCTGGGATGCCTGTGAACCATATTGTTTTCATTTATCTTCTTTGTTTATATTTAGTAGTTTTTTCTTCTTTTCTTAGTTCAAAGTACTTAGGATACTTCTTCTCTTGTCCTTCTGTTCCATCAATGTGTTCCGCTCTAATGCCTGCAAAGTAAGATGGAGCAATCTTGTTACTAAGACAGAAGATAGAGAAATCCAAGTCTTGAGTACCATGTAGATTGTCGTCTTCTTTCCATCTAAACGTCTTATAGAGATGAGCTGGAGCAATACAGAAGATCCCACCGATATGTTCAGCTAATTGAATTGACTCACTCCCTACCTGTAAATACTCTGACTGTTGACCTGGTAGCCTTACTCTCTTACCACCGCCAAGATTATCCCTAAGTCCTTCGATATATGGTGATACGACTATTTGCCTTGAATAAGCCCAACAGTCGGCAACTCTCTTTAATGTATCTTTGGTGATGAGCTTACAATCGTTGTCTAGCTTAATCACCAGATCATAATCTCCCTTCATTATCTCATCTACTGCTTGATTTGATCCCTTAGAAATACCTACATTTGTTTTGTTTTTGATTAACTTCTTGATCTTATACTCACCTAACTTCTTAACCGTTCCATCTGTTGAGCCGTTATCGACAATATAATGATCATATTTATAACCTGCGTTCTTCTTTAGACTCTCGAGCATCTGTTTAGTATAGTCCCATCTGTCTTTGGTTAGTGTGAAGAGGGCTATTTTACATGGCTTCTCTTTACCATAACTAGTCTTAACGGGCCAAATCCTTACTACTCTTGGGTCAAACGGCATGTCTTTACTCTTGAGCTGATTACATCCTTCATGGACATGGTAATCAGTTAAGATCAAAGGAACTCTTTTAAGCTTAAATCCTGCGTTAGCCATTCTCACCCACAAATTCCAGTCAGCAAACTTGACTAAACTTTCATCCCATCCACCTACATGTTCAATAGTTTTTTTCTTAATGAGAACATCAGCAGTATCAATATAGTTTCTCTCTCCTAGTAAGGCTGGAATGAAGTCTGAAGCAATCCCAGGGAACTCTTTGCCAGTATCTTCATTAATAATCATACGATCCCCATAGACACCATCAACATCCTTATTTTTTAACAACTCTTTGTATAGAGCGAAGAGATGGTCTTTCTTATAAACGTTGTCATCATCAAGGTAAGCAATCAAAGGAGCCTTAGCAGCCATCGTGCCATCGTTCTTAGGCTTTGGGTGTTGTCCGAAGTTCTCCTTTCTTAGGATTGATCTAATACGCTTATCCTTTCTTTCATACTTCTTGATAACCTTATGTGTTTTATCTGTGGAACAATCATCAACAATAATAAGCTCCCAGTCTTTAAAGGATTGATCTAATACGCTTTCTATGGCTTTCTTGAGCCTTTTCTTTCTGTTGTAAGTTGTCAGGATAACACTAATCTTTGGATTCATAGTTCGTTATTAATATTAATCTAATTCACCAGATATAAACTTCGTCTTCATAGATGGTGGCATTGCGTGCTTATCAACTAAGGCGTTAGCAATATCTCTAATTCCCTTATGTCTATGACCCAAACCATCTGTGTACCCCTCTTCTGAGAACTCGTAGATAGTTCCTTTAGGTATCCCGCAAACCAAATTACCCCGATAGTAGATGGCGTTTACTGGTCTACTATAAGGGTAAGTGTAAAGTCTTAGATCAGGACTAACTTTACGGAGCCTGTTTTTAAGTTGTTGTTGCGATATATTCATAAGGTCATGTTGCCATCAGAGTCCCCCGGAGTTAGGAGGAACTCTGTAGTAGCACGACTATCTTCGGGATACACGTGAAGAAGTGTGTTCAATTCTGACAAGAGCGCTAGTCTGAAGGGCTTTAGTAGCAAACCCCGTCTTCCAACCAACTGTTGAATAGAGATCGAGTGTACTAACAGGGCTAGGACTCTTGGTGATCATCTGGGTGTCCATGAATTTTGAAACACCAAACGCTTCCTTACCAAACACATAGGCTTGATAGATATCGCTTGATGCAGAACCAAGGTCAGCTGAGAAATAAGCATCGGAGGTCTCGATAAAGTCAACGCCATAAACGCTACCAACTTTACCGGGGACAGCTAATTTCTGGAAACCAGGATCATTTTGCTGTGAGAGAGCCTGCCATTCTGAATCAGCCTGTAGATCATAGGTCGCATCTGGGTGGTGGACACAAACAAAGTTGTTGCCACGTAGAGGGAGGGCGTTAGATCTGGTCAGGGTATTCTTAGCATCTCTTACTTGAGAGAGGTCAAAGTCAAAGTATGAGAGATCTGCAATACTGTTTCTGGCCACGGCTGTACCGGCATATTGTACCAGTCCACCAGCGGATAGAATTGCATCACGGATACCTACATTATCAATGGTTTTCTTGGCATTACGGGCAATACGTTCGTTAAGCTCAGTCATGAAGGAGGACATTGAAGTGCCTTCCAGGAGGTCTGAGGTCTTAACTACTGCGCCGTATTGAGTGATTCCAGCAGTGATGTCACCAGCGGAAAGAGTATATTCAGTTGGGTCTGTCCCTTCCGTTAGAGCAGCAGCAGCTGAGAGGTCGGCCAATGAAAGCCAATGAACAGTTGTACCATTGTTCTTAGGATGGTTTGAAACCAATCCTAGGTTGAAGAATGTAAGGTTAGAACGTAGTTCTTTTAAAAACGATTCTTTCCAATATTCTTTTATCAATTCAGCTTCTGTAGAAGTTGTTGATGTTGCCATCTTTTTGCTTTCTGTTTACAACCTCAGATCAAGCCTTTCTTTCTTAAATCAGCTTCTACTTGGGCCATTCTTTCAGGATTCTCATGTAGTCCTTGCATAGACTCTGGTGTAAGTGCTCCTGTTTGAATTGGGGTAGCTTGTGATTGAGAAGTAGACTCTGGTTGAGATTGCTCCTTTGATGAAAGCTTTTGGAATGCGGCATCTTTTCCAGTAGACACAGCTGGTTTTAAATAGGTTTTGTAGATCTCTTTATGAGACATGTTAACTTTAGAACGGCCAATATCTCTAATGGCATCTTTGAAGTTAACAGCATCAGGGACCTCTTTAATCAGTGCATTAATCTCGGACTCTTCTTCCTGCAAGGCCATTTTCTGCTCAAGAGAATTAAGTTTATCCAAGACATCATACTGTGCGGCTTGTACTTGTGGATCTTCATACGCACTTGCTGGTCTAGCATTATCACTTGAGGGACGACCTACCGAGCCAGATTGTTGCTGGTCAAGATAGTTGTTCATCTCTTCAATTGACATGTTCGATTGTTCAGCCAACCTTTCGGCTATTTTAGCTTTAGAAGCTGTTTCGCCAAGCTTAGACTCCATTTCCTTATAGGATTCATAGAGTTTGTTAGCATCGCCTTTGAATCTTTCATCTGCCTCAAGGCCTGTTTTATCTACCTCAGTTTCAACTGGGACGGATTCGACAGGTGTTTCGGCTGGGACTTCGGCTGGGGCTGGCTCTGGAACGGACGCTACATCACCAGGGTTGCTTCCAGTCACTGCTTGTGTTAATTGTCCGATGTCTACACCACCTGAATCGGTGGTTTCCACAGGGTTAACAGCAGGATTGTTGGTCGCTACTTGGTTCTCCATTTGTTTTTCACTTAGGAGGATTTATAACGGTTACTCGACTAAGTAACCTTTTATGGCTCCCTCGGGAAGACAACTGACCTCAAGTGTAAACCCCAAGGAGCCCTAAAAGACTACCTAGTTGAGGTCAGACAACTTTTTAATGTGCTATCTTATATTTTGACTATCCCTGTTTTAATTCTGCTATCTTTTCTTCTAACTCGGTTACTTTATCTTTGTGGCTTTTAAACCAGATCAGAACTGAGTCTATTAGTGCTAGCTTTCCTTGTATGTACTTAAGATCTTCCATCTTATCTACCTTCATCAGTGCTCTCTCTGTCTCTTGCTCTTTTGTCTTTAGTAGGTAGTCTTCAAACTGTTTATATCCGTTAGACCCATAGATGGTTACCACTTCACTAACCTGTTCAAGAGATGCTTCATAATCTTCTAGTATCTTTTTATCCATTATCTTTGGGTTACTGGTGCGAATGCTGATCTAACTTGGTCCTCCATTGTTAACCCTGCTCCTGTATCTGGTGCTGGTGGAGCCTGGCCTTGTCCTTCTTGAGGTGGTGGGCCTTGTCCTTGTGTTGGTACTCCTCCCCCTTCAATGATATCCATTTCTGCTTGTATATGTTCAGATGCGTTGGGTAGTTCTTGTAGAGGCATGTGGACTTGGACATGATCAGGAGTAGGTTGAGGATATGGAGGAACTCGTTCACCAGCTGCCAATCTTTCGTTTTCTTCTGTAGCTATTTGAATGGCTCTCTTGTCTTCTGGTGGACCTGCTTGAGCCTGACTTTCAGCTTGCTCGGCTGCCCTACTTTCATCTTTGAGCTCATTATCTGTTTTAACAATCTCATTTAAATCAGTAAACCCTGCATTCTTAAACCATAGCTTAGATGCATTACTCTTCTTCAATCCAAATGATGGATCATTACCAAATATCTGAATACCATCAAGGAGTTGTTTGTTCATAACTTCCTTAGAGGTTTGGACTGTTGAGTCAGAATTAATCTCAATATCAAACTCTCCATCTAATTCCTTTTCACCAAACTTAATAAACACGTCTTCTCTAATGTCTTCATCAAAGATACGAATAGTTCTAGTGTTTTGAATATATTGTTGATCAAGGGAGAGAATCATCTTGCCCGCCTTATTGATAGCGTCCTCTACATTCCCTTGAAGGATGGACATTCTTGAGTTGGCATTCTTATCTTCAATTGATAGTCCTGTAGCTGTAGAAGTCCCGCCCATTCCTCTAAGAAGATCTGTAGCTCCTGAGGTATTCTGTGCCCAACCCATGAACTGTTCCATTAAGAATTGAGCAGATGAGGATATATTAGTCGTCTTCAATTCTTCCAGGTCCTCTCTAAGATCATCAACCTCAATAAATCCACCAGGTCTTGATATCAACTGCTTTCTGTCAAGGTTAGAACCACGCCTGATCTTATACATCTTATTAATAATAAGGTTGATGTTATCGATAGTCTGGTTAGCTGTAGTATTGATTCCTGTTTGTAGATCCTTTAGAACTGAACCAATGCCTTGCGTGTAGAATCTTGAGAACTCAGGAGAGTCGTAGCAGTGCATTGATATAAAAGGCTTTCTACCGTGCTGATATGGATTGGGAATGTCTCTAATAATAACTGGAGCTGCATCAATGTCTGCTAGGGTTACTACTCTATCTCTTGACCATGCTTCAATACATCTAACTTTCTCAGGACCACCTTGGGAAGAAGCAAGATCAACAAAGTCTACACTTCTTGAGGTGGTTAGGTTGTCTGAATTAAGGCTTGTATCTGTAGTTCCAACAACCTTATCCAAGTTCTTGTAGATATCCTTCTGTGCTGTTAGTTCTTTTTTTGATTTCTCGAAATAATCTATAACATACTCTGAATCTTGAAGGTCTGATACTTTTGGATCTAGGTAAACATCAAAGAGAGACTTAACCTCAAACATGGGATCATCATAGATAACCTTCTTTTCTTTCTTAACTTTCTTTTGTTTTCCTTTTGTTGTTTTTGTATTTTCTATATTAATTGTATCTGTCTTCCAATAGATCTTGGCGATACCTACCCCATAGGCAAGCATAGATTTAACCATGGCATTCAGTCTTCGTCTCATATCCATAGTGTTACGCCACTGGAAGTCCAAGAACTTAGCAACAAAGTCTGCTTTTAACTCATCCTCTTCACCTACAGCCTTAGCATTTAGTGTGGGAGATGAGCTGAGTAGTTTAGGAGCCAACGTTTCAATAGACCAGAATAGGACAGGAATAACAAGCTTAGAACGCCAAGGATATTCACTATCATCCAAATGGAGTTTCCATACCTCATATATCTCTTTCCAATCATCTCTTAACTTATCAGTCTGCTCTTTGTAACTTTCATAAGTAGCTTTAATATGACTAATAGTTTCTTGTTCTTCTTGTGTTGGGTTGTACTGTGAGGTCGGATCTTTCTGTTCTTCCTTAAATGTAGGCATTTGTTTTCCTTTAGTATCCTGTTTTAGAATTCTGAGGTCTGTAGGCTGTATAGGTATCATCTTCTGTTAGGGCATCGAGTGGACCAGCTAGATGATTTCCCCATTGTTGTTTTGGTAGTGGTAACTTCTCCCCCAATTTCCAGCAGGCAAGGGCCAAGCTATTAACACAATCATCGTGGTAACCCTCAGGAGCGTTATACATAATCTTTCTAGTCTTAGATGAGACCTCATAAGTGAATATTTCAAGCTCTTCTATTAGTTCTTTGAAGTCTGGAAACTTAATCTTGTCATATTCTAGTTTAAGGATCAGATTCTCAATAAGTTGCTTCTTCTTCTCGTGAGTATATTCAAACCTTCTAACAGCTAGCCCTTTACGCATGAGATTGTCAGCTACCGGGTCACCTTTACCTGTGGCATCTATCCAGAAGTTAGCTTTGTTGTACTTGAGTGCGACCGCTTCTATGCGTGAGGCTTGGAACTCCCAATCTATCTTGTTGAATCTTTCTATGCAAACTATCTCGTGGGTATGTCTATCTATTACCGTGATCACTGTCCAGTCCATAGCCTTACCAAGATCAACACCCATAATGTACTGATGTTCTGCTTCTGGTAGTTTGAGTGTGTCTTTGGTATTCTCCTTAATTCTTCTAAAGACTGAGCCAGCACCCTCTAGAAACTCACACTGATACTCTTGTCCAAAGAACTCTTGAGTAGTTTCTTTTTTAATTCTCTCTAACTCTTGCTCTGGAATAATATTAGTATCTGTCGCAGTTAGTAACCATGCCCACCAGTTATCTTGATCTTCTGATAAGCCTCTCTTGTATAGCTCGAAAAAATGATTCTTGCCTAGAGGAGTACCGATAAAGGTTGCCCATCCATTGGTTGTTACTAGAGTAGGTCTAATGATTCCATCCCAAACTTCCTTCTTCATCATTGAGTACTCGTCTAGGATTACCCCAGTAAGAGTCACACCTCTAAGGGAATCAGGATTGTCAGCACCTTTTAAAAAGATCTTAGACCCATTAACCATACCAACCATCAACTCTGACTCGTTGGTTTTATCTCTTAACTCCTTGGGACAATATCGCTTTAACATATCCCAGGCAATCTGTTTAGCCATACGATACGTTGGGGCTATGTAAAAGTACGTTCCTACCTTATTGGTAGCTTCTCTTATGAGTTCATTAATAGCCATTGTGGTCTTACCTGCTTGCCTGTGAAAGACGATGACCTTGAACTTGCTCTCGTTATCATGAAATAGTTTCTGGTATTCTCTTGGGCAGTAATCAATCGTTATTGTCTTCATGTTACTTAACTGCTTCCACTGTCATCCTAGGAATATTTCTATAAATATATGATTCAACCAACTCTACTGTGCTAAAGCCTGCCTCATAAAGATCACTTGAAAGGGAATCGAACGAGAAGCCAACCCCATGAAAGTCTTCAGGATAATCCTGTGCTCCATATATTCCATCAAGAACTTCATTCCATGAAGCTGCTTTCCAATTATCCATAAGGCTTGCAAGATCAACCGTAACAAGTTCTACCTTCCCACCAACTTTTAAAACTCTGTGCCATTCATATAAAGTTGGAATAACCATTGCTCTTGAAATGTGCTCTATCATACAAGCGGAGTAGACGATCTTTTTGCTTCCATCTTTAAAGGGAAGCTTATATGCTGGGGCAACCACATCAACTGATGGTAACTTTCTAAGATCAACATTTAAATATCCTTCTCTAGGACTTAATCCTCCACCTATCTCAACTTTCTTTTTATTCATCAGATTTCCATTGAACTACGATAGCTCCACCTTCAGCTGAGCCTTCTAATTTATTAGTCTGTGGTACCATCCTTGATATAGTTCTGCCTAGCTCTCTTGCTGCCCATTTCTTATCAGGCATATACTCTGACATAAGCATCTGATGCAAGAAATTGAAATAGTCTGGAACGATTCCTAAATCTGCAATAGTCTTTGGAATGTCTAATCCAGCTACACTAACTTGTTTTTCTCTCTTGTAATTGCTTTCTCCACGTTTCATATACTCTTATAATAAAAAACAACTCTTATAATAGCAAAAAGTTGTGTAATTATTTTCCCTTATTTAAGCCAAGAAAGCCTAAAGGTATTTTTCAGGTTGTGTAATTATACGGACTTATCCCCCTACTTGTCAAATAGTCTGTTAACCCAATTATAGACTGTCTTTCTGGACATACCACATCGCCAGGCAATAAACTTCATCTTGTTAGTTCCCTGTATTTGATAATATAAGTTCACGAATTGCTTATATGTTGTGGGCCCATACTTTTTTATAAACTTCTTTTTGGCCTCCTTATCCATGTGTGTTTTAGTTTAGATTCCTTTTTAAGTCTTTTAATCTTTTCTTTTAAAAACTCAATCTGTCCTCCCACAGTAATTGCAAAACGATCATCATAGATACAATGGTAGTATTGTGGGCTGTCATAATCAGCAAACTTATCAAGTTCCTTTTTAGATAGCTCGTACTCCCTGATAATGGCCTTGCGTTCTTTTATCCTAGCCTCATGAACTCCTTTGACTACCTTCTCTTGGCTAGCTTTTAGTCTCTCCTTAACTCTGCTCTTGAGACTTCTTAAGCTCGAGTGCTTTGTATGAAGCTTCATCATTTTTACTTAGAGCGTTATCAATTAGTTTAGCCTTACTATCTAACTCAAGCAGTAACACTCTGATCTCTTCCTCTAACTTCTCTTGCTCGCCAATAGCTTCAACAATCAAATCTACCCTTCTTTTAACCTCTGTCTCTGTTAGTTTGCTGACAACAAGATCCCTTACTTTGACACCACTATTGGATATCTTTTTGACAACAACATCTTGAATAGTTCTTTTCATGTGTTTTGTTTATTCTTCTTCTAAAGTTACCTTAAAAGCCTTTCCTCTTAGCTTGGTTAGCCGATCTAGCTCTACCTCGTAGCAGTCAAGCTTGATCCTAGTACATTCCCCCTCTGTTCCATTAACCTGGATACTTGATTGGAGCGATGGGATAGCTCCTGTGAATTCTATTTTCATCTCTTTGTATTAATTATTTTATTCTGAGACCATGTAAGGCTTTTTCTAAAGAACGTATTCTTTCTTCCATTCCATAAACAACCTCAACCAACGTATAAAGACATTTTTCATCAGCTACCATAGCGATAAAATAAGCATAATCAGGTATATCTCTTTTTGGCTCTATAAAATCCGACTTTTCTACTTTGCAATCTATGCCCAGATCTTTACAGTATGATTTAATTTTATCTATACTTTCTCCTTTTTCTTCCCCATAAAATTCAATTGTTGTTCTTTTCATGTGTGTGTTTAGTTCTTATTATTCGGCCTCACTTAAAGCCTCTTTGATTATAATGCACTTATTCTCACCCATTTACTTCTCCTTAAGAAGGTATCCATCTATGTCTAACAGCTCAGCAGGGATTCTTGCACAACGCTGTATTTTAGTATCAATTCTGATTAGTTTCATCTCCTTCTTTTCTATCTCATTATTATTAATCCACCTTTTAGGCATGGAAAGGTGGAAACCAGTTTACCCTCGCCAAGCAGAGCAAATGCCTCAGGAAGGTTTGTCGTAATGTGCGTTCTTTGCTGTTTTTCTGATGCTCTCTAGTTGCTCATTTTTTTGTCTGGTGATGGTGTCTGCAATGGCCATTTGGCTACAGTTGTCTGGATCATTCCTTCCAGATTCCGAGCAACCTGCATAATGTTGACAGTCTGTGCATTCAAAGTACATTCTTTTAAATCTCCGGTAATTGTAGTCTGTAAAGGATCTCTCCTAAAGGTGATTCCTTCTCTGGCGTCTCCTTTGGAGTTACAGAACAAGCACATCCATCCTTTGAACCATCTGTTTCTGATTTCTCGCATAGGTTTTTGGCATTCTCCGCAGATGGTTTCTTTTGGCTCTTCTTGCATTCTTCGCTTTCCTCCTGCACCTTCACATTTCTCAAGATGTTTAGATAGGAAGCCTCCCAATAATCGAGACACTTCTGCTTCATTCCCCACTCTATGCAATTGTCCATAGAGCGACACCCGAGACATGGATTGTCATCAAGTAGTTTAGGCAGATTCATTTCATACCTCCTTTCTTCCTTGTTGTAATGTACAGTTATTCCCCCGCAATCAGTCCTTGGAGCGTCTAGTTCTCTCGTTACTGGTTCTGTCATCTGTTTTCTCCTCATCATCAATACTAGATAAAACCTTGTCTGAGACCTTGTCGATTATCTTGTCTATTTTAGGGTTAGTCTTTCCTTTGCCATTGGTTCTTTTCCCTAGGATGAAAGATACGGCTGATACAACCGATAGGGTTATGGCCTTTCTGAAAATGTTCTTGAACCATCTATCACTTGAGAGGGTTCGTTGTAGCTTTCTTCCCATAAAGGAAGAAAATGAATCGTTGTAGTTGTTGCTCATTGTTTTGTCGTTATCTTTATTTAATAAAGTATATTTCTCATTTAAATATTTGTAAGCTCTTAATTCAATAAACTTAAAGTCATCTTTATGTATTCTTTTGCCATATTCTCCACCCAAAAATACTGCCTCACTAAAATTTGTCTCCTCTTGTTCAGCTCGACCATTCACCCCAAAGCAATTAGCTGAGAATTCTACTATGCCATAACCATTGTCCTCACTAGAATCGAAGCTCATTACAGAGTTTTTGTAATATCCATAACCTCCATCTGAAACGATGTAGTAGTTTCTGTTCCTATCAAACGGGATACATGCCAGATAAGCATTCATTATCTGAACATAGTTTTTTCTTCTCTCTTTTATATTCTCAAGTTCAAGATAAGAGTATTTCTTCTTTTTTCTCTTCTTTCTCTTCGTTCCCCATTTCCAAATGTCATTTAAGAATGGTATTGATATGATACACATCAAAAACCCAGCACATATTATAATATCCACAACATCATATATACTCATTTATTTCTCCTTAGTGTGTTATAACTATCCGTCGACATACTTTTATATTAAATTAGCTCTACTAAAATCTGAACCTCTTCAAGACTCCTCACTACATAATACCTGCCCCCAGCTTCTTTGATGGCCTTCTCTGCTTCCTTCTGGACTTTAGACTGATATGTCTTGGCGGTCTTCACTTCCATCCCTATAAATAAACCATCCATGCACATAATAATATCGGGAGTCCCTGGCTTGTTGTTCTTCACATAACCCACACTTTTACCGTTCTTTGTCCTACTAATAAAACCAGCAAAAGAGTTATTCCTAAAAAGGTAACACTTCCCCTGTCTCTCCAAAATGGTAAGGAACTCTATAATTTCTTTTTGGACTTCACTTTCTTTCATTGTTCTTTTTTATTGTTCTTTTTTAAGTAGTTTGGGATGTTGATGTATGTTGCCTAGGACTTCAAAGTTATGCCGTGCGTCTGCTTTTGGCGACCCACCTTCTCCCATGTTCCATCGAGCGTCTTCTTCATCCCATTTTACAGGGCCAATATTGTGGACAGGATAGCGCGCATCATTCCAGTCAACACCTAAAATATCAGATTCATAAATAAGCTTCCCATTCTGATCTTTGAGGCCAGTACTTTGCATGAGGATAACTGCCTCATCTAGATATTTCCAACCAACACTACTGGTAGAGGTGTCTCCATTAGGATACTTCTTATAATCCCAACATACCTGATTATAATGTCCAACTGAAACATCATAATACATCTTCTTCTCTTCCTTATTCCACACCCTAAATTTAAACCTGTCTCTCATCTGAGATACTTCGTCTTTATTCATCTTCTTTGAGTTTATTTATATCTATTGCCTTTAGTGAGCTTTCCTATTTTGCTTAAAGCTTCTTTTAGTTGTTCTTTAGTGAAACTAAGAGCTGACGTATGACCCCTCTCTGTTTCTAGATCAATATTGCACTCCTTAGCTAGTTTTAGTTCTTCTTCAGAGAGAGAATAAGCTGACCTAAAACCCCACTTTGTTTCTAGATTAAGATGGTACTTCTTAGCTCGTTTTAGTTGTTCTTCTGAGAGAAGACGAGCTGACATATCACCACGCTCTGTATTTATATCAAGCTTGTACTTCTTTGCTCGTTCTAGTTGTTCTTCAGTGAGATTGCCTATTTGTTTCTTGTTAAATACTCTTTGCAGTTTCTTAAGTGCTCTTTTTAGTTTCTCTTGTATAGTCATGATTGTTTAAGTTTAAGTTAAAGTATTGTGTTTGTTATTAGTTAATACCGGGAATTGACTGTTTTAGACTTTTACCGGCATTCCCGGTAATCTTTTATGCCAAATAATAAATTATAGCTAGAAGTACAAGCACAATAGGAGCACCAATAGAAAATACAAAAATAAGAGGAGCAAGAAGATCGAGCATATCAGGATAATTTATCCTACAGTATTTTTCTAGTCCTGCTCTTATTGAGAGTAACATAGCAATGGTAAAAAAACCCAACACTAACCATTCAAGGACGCATTGTATGATCATTATCTTCTGTTTTTATCTCTCTCTGATTTATAAACTTTCATGACTCCCTTAACAACTACAAATATTGAAAAGAAAATAGTTACTAATCCAAGGACCTCTAACACGGCATCTTTGATCAGCATAAACATAATGATAGGTTTTATCTTCTCTGTTACCTCTACTAAGGTTTGAGAATCTACATTCAAATTCATTGTTTTGATAGTCTCAATGATTTGTGTTACTTCTTCTGGGTTCATGTTGTTTTAGTTAGTTATAATAGTTACCCTCTCATCCCTACTTATCCAAGTTTTGGAGGAGCGCCTATGGGATAATGAGATATAACCCATTCTAACAAGTTATATCTATAGGACTTATATTTAAACAGATAAGTAGGGGTGAGAGAGGCCCATATTGGGAGACATTCAACGGAGTATTGTTTAATATGGGCTAATAGACCTCATAAGGGCTAATCTCTATTTAAGTTTACTGCCACAGTTAGGACAATAATTATCGTCGTCTTGGTTTAAAGCTTCTTTTAGTTCTTCATTAGTGAGATTAAGAGCTGACCTATAACCCCACTCTGCATTTAGATCAATATCGTACTTCTTAGCTCGTTTTAGTTGTTCTTTAGAGAGATAACGAGCTGACGTATAACCCCACTCTGTTCCTAGATTAAGATCGTACTTCTTTGCTCGTTCTAGTTCTTCTTCGGTGAGATTTAAAAATGACATGTGACCCCACTCTGTGTTTATATCAAGCTTGTACTTCTTGGCTTGTTCTAATTCTTCTTCGGTGAGATTTAAAAATGACATGTGACCCCACTTTGTTCCTAGATTAATATCGTACTTCTTAACTCGCTCTAATTGTTTTTTGGTGAGCTCTCCTATTCGTTTCTTACTAAGTGCTTTTTGTAGTTTTTCTTGTTTGGTCATAAGTGTTTATTTAAGTTTACTGCCACAGTTAGGACAATAATTATCGTCGTCTTGGTTTAAAGCTTCTTTTAGTTCTTCCTCAGTGAGATTAAGAGCTGACCTATAACCCCA